GCAAGTTCCGCTCGTTTTAAAAGCTTGTCAAAGTCTCCCTCAACCTCAAATCCGAGCTTATCGAACTCCTCTGATTCAAGTATTGTCATTCCAACGCTTGAGGGAGACATGGTGGCTCAAAAAGGCGACTATATTATCAAAGGCGTGCAAGGTGAATTTTATCCATGCAAGCCAGATATTTTCGCAGAGACATACGAAGAACTGGAGTATCTGAATATTTTAGATACTATTTAGGAGGTGGTCATTCATCTTGACTGGTAGAAAAGACTACTTTATACCGTTTGGACATCCAAGCGGTTTTTATTTTGCCCTGGAGCATGGCGTAAAACTGTCTTAATTTGTCCATGTGACGTAAAAAAGGAGGAGTTAAGACATGAGTCTTAAACGTGAAATGTTAGTTGAGGCAGGTATCGAAGACAAGGCTGTCATTGACAATATTATGCAAGCGTACGGTGCAGGTATTGAAAATGCCAAGTCACAAGCCAAGTCGGAACTGCAAGCCGAAAACGACACATTAAAACAACAGCTTGAGCAACAAACCCAAGCTATCAATGAACTACAGGCCAAAGAGGGAGCAAGTGCTGAAAGCAAACAACAGCTTGAAGACCTAAAAGCTCAATTTGAGCAGTACAAGCTAGATAGCGAGGCAAACCTTGCTCAGATCACTAAAACAAACGCTGTAGCCCTTGCCTTGAAAGACGTAGGAGCTTATAACTCAGAGGATTTGATGAAATTCATTGACCTAGACAAGATTGAGCTAGGAGAAGATGGAAAGCCTCAATTAGAGGACGCAATCAACTCACTCAAAGAGTCAAGCCCTTACCTTTTCCAAGCTGAGGGCAAGCAGCCTAACCCTAGTATCTCTGTGCATGGAAATCCACCAGCAGAAACTGGATACGATCATCTAAGCGCAGAGGACAAAGCCCTATTTGCAGGCTTTGATAGCGTATAAAACCAAAAATAAAGAAAAGAGGAATATTACACATGGTAGTAAATTACGCAGCTAAATTCGCTGAAAAAGTAGATGAGCGCTTTGCTAAAGAGGCTCTATCTACTGGTATTGTTAACCAAGACTTTGATTTTCTTGGAGTTGACACAGTCAAGGTCTACTCTATCCCAACATCAGGAATGAATGACTACAAGACATCTGGACAAAACCGTTACGGTGACGCTGAGGAACTTGGAAATACAGTTCAAACTATGACAATGAAGAAAGACCGCTCTTTCACGTTCACGATTGACAAGAAATCTGAACAGGACACGAATGGTACCATGGAGGCTGGAAAAGCCCTTGCACGCCAGTTGTCAGAAGTTGTTATCCCAGAAGTAGATACTTACCGTTTTGCAACAATCGTAGCTGGTGCAGATACAGATCATATTGCTACTGGTTCAGTAACTAAAACAAACGCCTACGAGCTTGTTCTTGATGGTCAGGTTAAGCTCACTGACGCTCTTGTCCCAACAGCTGGCCGTGTCTTGCATGTGTCACCTAAGTTCTACAAACTCATCAAACTTGACCCAACATTTGTGAAAAATTCTGACCTTGGTCAAGAAATCACTATCAAAGGTCAAGTAGGTATGATTGACGGCTTGCCAGTAGTTTTGACACCTACATCACGCTTGCCGCAAAATGTAGAGTTTATTATCGCTCACCCTGTGGCTACTCCATCTCCTATCAAGTTGGAAGACTACAAGATCCACGATAACCCACCAGGAATTAACGGCAAGCTCGTTGAGGGTCGTATCCGTTATGATGCTTTCGTTCTTGACAACAAGAAGAAAGCTATCTACGTTCACAAATCAGCATAAGGAGGCTTGCTAATGACTAAGGAGAATGAAGAAATCACAGATGAAGTTATGGAAAACCAAGAAGTGACAGAGGAAGTTGCCAAAAAAACTGTTACTTTGACAAAAGACGGGGTTTCTTTTACCCTGTCTGACCCGATCATGATTTCAGCCTTTGAAAATCAAGGATACGAAGTGGAGGAATAAAATAAATGGCTAAATTTAAAGCTAAAACCAACTTTTTTATGGCAAAAACAGGGCAGCAATTCGATGAAGGGGTTGTTTATGAAATGACATCTGCTGAAGCGGATGAGATTAACAGACAAACAACCGCTCACTTTGGAGAAGAATGGCTTGAGTGTATCGAGCCAGATGTAGCACCTGTAGAACTTACAGAACCAGTTCCAGAAGTTCCTGAATCAACTGACTTCTTAATGTAAGGTGGTGTTGTCATGACCTACTTAACTAAAGAGGAGTTCGATAAGCTCGGATTTGAGGTTGAGGGAGACTTTGACAAGCTTTTAAAACGAGCGGAACTTGCTATCGATGCTTATATCAGGGATTTCTATTCTCTAAATAGCTTTGATAGCGACAATACAGCTCGCAAGAAGGCAGTTAAACGTGCCACGGCTTATCAAGTAGCTTATTTGGATAATTCTGGCATCATGACAGCAGAGGACAAGCAGTCTATTGCCAGCATGTCAGTCGGACGGACATCTATAAGTTATCGCTCAGGCTCTCAGAATGGTTCAAATTCGCTTTCTTTAGCAGAGAGGTATAATTTATCAAGAGATGCTGAAAACTGGCTGAGAATGGCAGGATTTGGCTCAGCGAGGGTTGATTATGATAGATAAAAGAATGCTACCTGATTCTGTGACTATCAAGAAGCCCGTTGGTGAGGACGATTGGGGGAAAGAGGCTTACTCTGAACCCCTTTTATTGTCCCCTTGCAAATTCGATAGGTCTTATTCTCATTCTGGGACAGGCAATCATCGTAGCGAGTCCAATTCCTCGACTGTGATTGTCTATCACAAATACTGCCCTGTGAAACTCGACAAGAGTTTCATTGGTGGGGTTGTAGAAGAGGACGGCGTCAGCTACGTTGTTAAGAACATCATCCCTCAATATCATCCTCTAACCAAGAAGCTACTAGCTTATGAAATCGAGGTGATTTGATGAGCGGTGTTAATGTAAAGATTGATCTATCAGGAATTGAGAAAAAAGTATCTCCAGAGAATTTCGCAAAAGGGAAGCTAGCTATTGCTAACCAGATGCTGATGGACATGGAGCGATTCGTCCCAAAACGAAGAGGAGACCTACGGTCTAGTGGACATGTTCGGCAAGATTCGATTGTCTATGCGACGCCTTACGCTCGATTGCTTTACTATGGCAAGAAGCGGAAAGGTTTCTTTTCTGATAAACAAAGAAGGTTTTTCTTTGCAAACAAGAAGAGATTGCTGAGTCAAAAACCAACACCTGGAACTGGTCCAAGATGGGATAAGAAAGCCGCTGCTTTACACTCTAAGAAGTGGGGCGATGTCGGATTGAAAGCGATGGGATTGAAATGAACCAAAATAATGACTTTGCAGATGTCTTGCTCGAGCATATCAAGGGAATTCAAGAAAAAATCCCGTCTAAACTTGGTTATTTAACTGAGAAAGAAGGGTTAGTTGTCTTTCCTCTTCCTGGTGGAGAGGTAGTAGACGAGGACATGGCTGGAACTCAAACTGTCAGATTGCCTTTTGAAATTGCTATCAAGTCACGAGATCAGGAATTAAATAATAATACATTGTGGCAGATAAATGCTGCCTTATCAAAAATGGACCTAGAATTGCCAAGTAAGAATGGCTCTTACGAATTTTTAGGTCTGAAAATTGACAAGCCTTACTTGAATGATTTAGATGAGCAAGGCTTTTATATTTACTTGCTGGACGTTACTGCCAGCCTTGAAATTGAAAGGAAAGAATAATGCCAAAAAATAAAAATGCACTACGAAAACACTACATCGGACCTTACAAAGAAGCAACTCCAGACACTCCGCCAACCTCAGAGGAATACCTCTGGCTTGCTAAAGGTCTGAAGTCATCTTCACCAGAGAATAACGAAGAAACAGACGACTCTGCGTACTTCGATGGCGACGGAACCAAGGAAGAAATGGTGATTTCTAAAACACGAGGACGCACTTTTGAAGGGCATCGTGATTACTCAGATAAGGCCCAAAACTTTGTTGCTGACAAAGAAGACGAGGTCGGTGATGATCTCGTTGTTTGGTATAAGGAAGTTTCGTCTGATGGCAAAACTCAAAAAGAGGGATTGGCCCGTCTTTCTGAAATTGAAATTGGAGATGGTGAAGCGTCAGAGCTTGAAACAATCAAATTCAAGATTGTTTGGACTCGCAAACCTAAGAAATCAGCTGTAGTACCAGGATAATCTAAGGCGTGAAATATCACGCCTTTTTATTTTTTGAAAAGGAGCATAAAAACATGGTAGTCATTAAAAAAGCTAGTAATATCATTCCGATTGATTTCGGAGAATTCCAATTGGAATACATTGCGAATGACAAGGGTGTGAAGGAACTTGATAAGTTCCGCGGAGGCTTATCAAAGAGCTGGAAGAAAATTGAAAAGCTTTCTGACGAGAAAATCGCAGAAAAAGCCAAAGAAGTTGTCGAGGACGGTTGGACTCGTCTGTTTGGTTCAGAAGCCTTTGAAAAAGTCTATAAATTCGCAGACGAAGACACTACTATCGCATTCAACTATCTGATGCAGACCATTCTTGGGATTCAGAAAGAATATCAAGAGCGCAATTCAGAAGATGCAATCAAGAAATATTTAGAGGGTTAATTATGCTAGATCTATCACGGAAATTGACAGATGAGTTGGTTATCGGTGATAAGGTCTACTCTCTCAATATGTCCTTTGATAACATCATTAGACTCTTTGAAATGTTGTGTGATGAAGAAATACCAAAACAGGTTAAGCCTTTCTTTGCTTTAAAAATGCTTACAGGAGAGGGATTTGGATCGTTCTCGATTGAAGATGCTATGGATATCTTTCAACAGGTTTTCGAGGAACACATCCAGCTAAAATCACTGAAAGATGTATCAGTCGAGTACGATTTGGCCGGAAATGTGATGAAGAAAGAACCTTCTACTGAGAGCAAACCCCCCCCTGTATACGATATTTCTTTAGATGGTGATTACATATATGCCAGTTTCATGCAAGCTTACGGCATTGATTTGCTTGAAGAAAGAGGGAAATTGCACTGGAAAAAGTTTAGCGCCCTGTTATCAGGCTTGCCGGAAGGTACTAAAATCATTGAAGTCATCAAAATCAGGAAATACAAGCCAAGAAAGGGCGACTCTCAAGCTTACATCGACGAAATGATGAAGTTAAAGAAAGAGTATGCCTTGCCTGATTATGAAGAATATGATGATGAAGATGATGATTACGATATGGATTAGGAAGGAGGTAGTAAGATGGCAGATGGAAAGGTCGTCATTCAAGTTGATATGAATGGCGACAAGGCTCAGTCAGGAGTCGCACGGTTAAAAGGCATGGTTGGAGGATTATCCGAAAGCGGTGCACAATTAGGTTCAGTCTTTAAGTCAGTCCTTGGCGCTAATATCGTTAGTGGTGCGCTGATTTCAGGGATTCAGTCCTTGGGTAGCGCTGTTAAAGGTGTATTTTCCACAGCTTTGGACGAAGGAGCCAAGCTCCAACAATCATTTGGTGGTATTGATACGCTCTACCAGGGAGCGGAAGATACCATGAAACAATATGCTACTGCTGCGGCTTCGGCTGGTATCTCTGCTAATACATACGCAGAGCAGGCAGTTTCTTTTGGCGCCAGCTTAAAAAAGGCGCTTGGTGGTGATGCCGTGAAGGCTGCTGAGTCAGCGAACAAGGCAATTATGGCTATGGCTGATAACTCGGCTAAAATGGGTACTGACATCGGTTCAATCCAAATGGCTTATCAAGGATTTGCCAAGGGGAATTACACCATGCTTGATAATTTAAAGCTCGGTAGAAAAGCCATAGCCGAGGGTAAACCTAGTGAAAACGATGAAACTCTAAGCAAAGCAGCTTAGACAATATCGTGCTAAGCAAGATTTAATCTTGAAAGTGTAACGACTATCGAAACAGAAAAAACATCAGTTTTTTTAATGGAGTAGAGTAGGCTCAAGCGAGCCGAAGCGCTAGGATGTATTTAATACATAAGAGATAGTCTAATCTCTATGGCAACATAGAGCAGTCTTAAAAAGACGGTTATGATCTAGCGAATCATAGCGAATACGTACCGTGTATGGTGGTACTCAACAAGAAATGCAACGGCTTCTCAATGATGCTAGCAAGCTTGAAGGCGCAATGGGCAAGAAGTTCAACATCAATAACTTTGCAGATATTGTAGAGGCTATCGATCTTGTCCAAAAAGACTTGGGAGTGGCTGGAGTTGCTGCGAAAGAGGCTGAAACTACTTTCAGTGGCTCATTTGCTGCAATGAAGGCATCAGCATCCAACTTTTTGGCCAATCTTTCGCTTGGCGAGGATGTCGGACCCGCTTTAAAGACCCTAATCTCTAGTACCTCGACTTTTCTTCTTGGCAATTTCGTGCCAATGGTTGGAAATATCATGCGTCAGCTCCCTCAAGCTATTGAAGTAGCAATGGCTGAAGCAGGGCCGAAAGTTGAGGAAGGTTTTAGATCATTATTCACTGGTCTTGGAGTCGATGAAAGCATTTTTGACACAATCAAGGATACATTTAGAGATGTAGTTGTCACAATCCAGTCTCTCTTTGACGAACTGACGAGCGAGACCAACGGTTTTGAAAACGTCATGAAAGGCTTTAGTAATATCGTTGAGTTTGTAAACGTGGTTATTCAGAACCTAGCAATGGCCATTCAGTTTGCACTAGAAGTATTTTCTGAAACAGGAGCAATCAAGAACGCCTATCAAGCCTTTAAAGACTTGACGGATGCAGCTTTAGACCTTGCTGAGAAGTTAGGCGATGCTATCCCGTGGGATATCGTAGGCGCCGCGGCTGGCCACGTTGTAAATGCTATTTCAATGATTGTAAGCTGGATCTCAAAACTGTCACAGTCAATCAGCGGAGATGTTTGGAGAGGCTTAATTACAGGGATTGGCGGTGCTTTGATTGCATTCAAGGCATTTAATTTCTTGAAGAGTTTCAATCCGTTCAAATGGTTTTCGAAGGGTGCTAAAGAAAGTGCTGACGAAGCTGTAGGAAGTGTAACGAACTCAAAAAGTGCAATC